ATTATATTAAAAATAGAATTATAGGCATAAATATAGAAACAAAACAACCAATTTTGGAAGAAATACCAGTATATGTAAGTGAAGAAAAAAAGAGAATACAAGAATTAGAAAATCAAGTTTTATTAAATGAAAATGAAAAAGTAGGAGGATTATTATAATGAATATAAATAATGTTGTAGTAAGAATATTAGCAGAGAGGATATTAAACGGAGGATTAAACCCTCTAAAAAATCGAGAATTTGAATTAGATGACGTAACTAACACAGAGTATAGAAAAGCAGTAGAGGATTATATAATTAGAGAAAGTGGAGTAGTAGAAGGAGCAGAACCAACAAAATAGGTTTTTTTTATATAAATTAAAAATAATTTCCTTTTTTAGTTATATATTTTTTATTTTTATCTATAATAAAAAAATTCTATTAAAAGGAGATTAAAAAATGAAGAAAATAATTGTAATTTGCATTCTAGTTCTAATGTTAATTATACCTACTATGGGGGAGATATTTATAATGGTAGAAAATATAAAGCTAGAGGGGCTAGAACAAAACCCAACAAGTTGTTACATTTCTAATCCAGGGATTATGGGAGAAGCAAAATGTGATGCAGCATACTTTATTATAGCTGCAGATTTCGTTAACAATTTAAAGGTAAAATAATAAATTAATACATTTAAAGGACTTAGATAATTCTAGGTCCTTTTTAATACAAAAATTAGGAGGAAATATGAATTTAACAATAGTTTTTTTAGCAACAAATATATTTATAAAATTAGTAATATTAGCAATAGCATTTGATACACTGTTAGGTTGCTTAAGAGCAATAAAAACACATCAGTTTAATTCAAGTTTTGGAATAAATGGAGGAATAAGAAAAGTTGCAATGATAGCATGTATATTTTTTCTAGCAGTAGTTGATATACTTACAAAGTTTAACTTTTTATTTATGTTGCCACAAGATTGGATTGATTTCTTGAGATTAAATCATCTTGGAATATCTGAATTTTTCTCTATTCTATTCATTTTGTATGAAAGTGTAAGTATATTAAAAAATATGTACTTATGTGGATTACCAGTTCCCAAAAAATTAAAGGAGAAAATAGGCAATTTACTAGATACAATGACAGACGAATTAAATATTAAGGGAGGTAATAAATAATGAAAATATGTATTACAGTAGGACACAGTATTTTAAAAAGTGGAGCATGCACTTCTGCTGATGGAGTAATTAACGAGTATCAATACAACAAATCTCTTGCACCAGTATTAGCAGATATATTTAGAAAAGAAGGGCATAAGGTAGATGTAATAATATGTCCCGAAAAGCAATTTAAAACTAAATCAGAAGAAAAGTCATATAAAATACCTAAGATTAATAGTGGAAACTATAACTTACTTATAGAGTTGCATTTAAATTCAAGTGGTGTAGGAGCTTTTGGAACAGAAGTATTTTACTATAGTGAAAAAGGGAAGGAATATGCGCAGAGGGTAGTAGATAAACTGTCTAAACCTTTCATAAGAAAAAAAGGAGATAAAGAAGTAGGTAATAGAGGTGCTAAATTAGATAAAAGTTTATATATCTTAAATAGTTCAAAGCCTACAGCAGTATTAATTGAAAGTTTCTTTTGTGATAATAAAGAAGATTATGAGAAAGCTAAGAAACTAGGTCATGAAGGGATTGCTAAGTTAATTGTAGAAGGTATATTAAATAAAAATATAAATAATGAGGGAGTTAAACAGATGTACAAACATACAATAGTTTATGATGGAGAAGTTGACAAAATCCCTGCAACTGTAGTTGGTTGGGGCTATAATGATGGGAAAATACTAATATGTGATATAAAAGATTACGTGCCAGGTCAGACGCAAAATCTTTATGTTGTAGGCGGTGTAGCATGTGAGAAGATTGGTTCTATGACTAAAGAAAAATTTACTATGATAAAGGGTAATGATAGATTTGATACACTTTATAAAGCACTGGAGTTTATAAATAAATAAAATCAATAGAGTTAATATATTTTACATTTTGACTACAATTTTATGACAGTATCACAACAATTTATAAAATAAAAAATGATATATTAAATATAACCATAAGTCATCTACAAACTTTAAAAAATCAGGTATATGAAGAGCAGTTGAGTATATAGCAATAAGTGGTAGGAGGAGGAATAAAAAATAATAGTGCAATGAAAGTAATTATAATGTAGAATAGTATCAAATAATATTATTTTAGGGGGAGTTAAGATGGCTTATGAAAATGGGACTAATTTGGTAGCGTATTTTCCTAACTGTATAAAAAAATACGAAAAGGATAACAAAATATTTGAAAAGACAATACTATTACTTAATTTATATATGCAGATGCCAACTTGGCCACATTGTATTCATGAATTTAAAGCTAAAGCAAATGAAATTTTGGGAGAAGACCCAGAATTTATAGGTGAGTATGGAATTAAACTGAAAGACTTTTATAATGAAGGTGAAAATGTAAATATAAGCCAAAACTTTAAAAATGATTTGTATACTTTTTCAAATAGTACATATGATATATTAGATAACTCATATATTCAGAGAATCAATCCAATTGGCTTATATTCTATATCTTCTTTGGCTAGAGAAAATGATTTTATTTTGAAACTATTTAGAAATGATAAAAAATCTTTGGAATTAGAACTATCTAAATCAGAAATACAATCAATAATTGAACATTTAGAGTCTATGATAGAGGAAGAATAGTTATGAAGGGTGAATATAATAAAGAAAAAGAAAAAGTAATAAAGTTTAATTCCAACAAGGATAAAAGTAAAATCAACAAATATACAGACTATTATAATACTTTAAATAGTACTTTGATGGAGAAAAATAAATGTATTGGAGATAATTGGTTTTTAGCTACTACTTCAGAGGAGGTAGGTAATATGAATGAAGAAGAAAAAAGAATACTAGAAACTGAAAAAAGAATATTAGAGACTGAAAAAAGAGTACATCAAAATAATAAGGAAGTAAAAGAAAGTATAGATAAGCAATTTAATGACATAAAGGGTATTTTTAAAGAATACAAGAATGATTTAGACAAAGATAGAATAGAACTAAAAAATGATTTAGCTAGAGAAAGAATTGAGTTAAAAAGCGATTTAAAAGAAGCTATAAACGAACATAAAAAGGTGACAGAAAAGGATGTAAGTGAAATAAAGAATAGTATAAAAGGTATAGAAGATAGAATTGATTCAACTAATAAATGGATTATTGCATTATGTATAACTACTATAATAGGAATTGCTACAATGGCTATTACAATAGGTATATCTATATGGCCAAAATAACATAAAAAGAGGTAACTAGAATTAAAATAGTTATCTCTTTTTATACTTAAACAAAACATTGAAAAAATAGTAAAAAATATTAACAGGATACATAAAACTATAGTATAACCTGTAATAATAAAACGAACGAAAATTATCATACTAAAACATAAGACATGCTATAATTGTATTAGATAAATGCTTGAATATATACCAAAAGTACTCTTTTTATAAGAGTGCTTATTTTTTTGAAATTCATCAACATATAAACTATCAAGAACATTACTCAACACACCTTAAAATTGATTTAAATTCTTTTTCATACACAAAGTTATATGATATAATAAAAAAGTAAATATGTAACCCCAATACATCTTTACTAAGTCAAACATTATTATATAGAGCATTCTTCATTATGGAGAGTGCTTTTTCATTTCTTTGAATAATCATGTTGATTATTTATAATATTTTCATTTAATTTATCTTTATCTATCAAATTTAATGCACAATTAATACAAATGTTAGTTTTCATATGACTTTTCTTATGAAAAGTAATATACTTATTATCATCTTTATTTATTCCTTTATTACAGTAATCACATAATATAGTCTTAGTCATATTTTTATTCCTTTCATTTTATATTTTCCATAATTAAGTTTAACATATTTAGTATATACCTATGTATATATATTTAAAACAATGTTTTTTATTGCAATATAGAATATATTGTATAAATAAAAAAATGGAGAATAGATATTTGATAATTGTAAAATTATGTTATAATTAAAATGCAAGAATATATCTTGCAAGAGGCTACAATCTAAGGGCGAAAGTTTTCGGAAATCACCTTCGAACGAAAGGGGGTGAGTATATGAAAACACTTATGTTTATACTTGTTATAGCGTATTACATTACTATTGTAATAAAATCTATTACAACAATAGTAAAGTCTATAACAAGATTATTAGATTCTATAAGTAGATTAAAAGAATCTTTACATAAACTAAGAAATCGTCCTGACGGCAATCAAGACGATTTCAATGAATAAATCATTACTTAAATTATTTTGAATTTGAAACTTCGCTCTAGGCTAATAGATTGTAGTTTCTTTTTTTGTTTTTGATACGAATTTACATCTTTATTATATCGCATTTTAAGAAAAAATAAAACTATGAATATTATAAGTCTATTTTAATTAATTTTTTATCATATCATTATTTAAAAGTAGATAAAACTAAAAAGGGTTCTCTAGAAATCAATGTCTATCTAATTATACTTACTTACCAATACCATCACTTGGTGTAAACAAGACTCTACTACATTTTCTCCGTACTCTAATATAAAATCAT